AGCGTTGCACGCACATGGAGTGCCCGGATGAGGCGGACGGGGCCGATAATGTCAGGGTGAAGCTGGACGCGACCCCGGCCGCCATTGTCGCGGAGAAGATTCGGCCATAACCAGCGAAGCCACCGGGCGCGATGGTGATGTTGGATGCGTAGGTTTGGCTTCCGCCTGATGGCGTGCCTGACGTGATGCCCGTGTCCCATGTTTGCGCCATGATGATGACTACGTCACCAGCCGAAACGCTGGTGAGTGCCGCCGTAAGGGCCGTGGAGTCGCCGGACGCGGCAGATTGTGCTGTCAGGTTTTGCGCAAGAGCGAGAGCCATACGTCATCCTCGTCTACGAGAAAACCTCTGTCCATGGCAGCAAATCGGGGTCCGCGTTGGTGCTGACAACACCAACGTAGAGAATTGCGGGTGGCCTGCCCTCATCGAACTTAATGTCCAGAAAGGTTCGGGCGCGTGTCCAGCGACGATAGACTTCATCAATTTCCGCGTCGCATTCAATCGTGCCATCTGAATCCCGGGTGAGGTTTGCGGTCCCAATTGGGGTTTCGCTATCCAGGGACACTGTCATGTCTACCGGATTTTCCGGAATGATCCACGTGGTGGGGTCCATACCCAAACTGATCGCGTATGCGGCACGGTACGCAGTGCCAATGATATGCATGAGATCCTCACGAAATCAATTGAGACATGATAGTGGCCCACCGTCCGCCGTGAGCTGCCAATTTGAGTCAATGGTGACCGCGCGATTATCCGTCCAGGTCACGTGACCGCAGGTACCGTTCAATGACGATGATCCGTAATACCAACCGTTGACGACATGTCCGGTGCTGTCGGTCCACGGGTTGGTGGCGACACGGTTCCCGGTGATCGTCAGGCTAGGCCCCTGCGACCATCCGAGATAAATACTGAACACACCACCGTATAGCAGGTTGTTGGTAAATGAGGCGTGTGCGATTTGACCGTTCGAGGAACCCACTCCACCGAACAATGGTGCCGTGTAGTTCTGGGTTTTTGCCACAGAAAGTGTGTTGTGGTTCATTGCGATGTTGTCGCAGAGGACCGTAGGGCAGTATGCCTGCATTCCATCGTCATGGTTATTGACGGAATCGCATGCTTGAACGAACGAATCCGAGACGGACACGTTTGGACCTGAAATGCGGAACCCATCACCATGGTTGCGGATTAGTACCCTAAGGGCTGTGTAATCGTGCTCACCAACACCGGGCAGGTCATTGCATCCGGTGGCCGCGCCAACGGTTGTGTCGGTAACCGTCATACGGGCTGACCCCTGACCGGTGTTCTCGTTATCCAGGTAACCATCCACCTGAGAATTCAAGACCTGAACGCCAGGAGCGTTGACCAGAAGGCTTCCGGTGACGTGCCACCCAGAGATCACCTGGTTCGTGGTGGTGATGGTGACGTCACCACCATGCGTGGTTAACACGGTGCCAGCGGGCACACCGGTTGTCGCTGGTGTCGGGAATCCAGCGACGGGAGGCGCGGTCGTCGTTGGGGCGGGACTAGCCGTCCATGAGCACGTGCCGGACGTGACCGTCGTAACGACGGCCGTCGGTACCGCGTTGCACGACACGTGAACCTGGGAGCCGTCGGAACCAGTAAAGGTTCCGGACGTACACGCTGCCAACAGCAGTGGTGCGATCAACAGCGTAAGATGCGGAAAACGCATAACCGACCTCCGGGGGAAACGGTCAGGAATGCTTCACCGTGACCGTGCTTTGTAGCGAATCACCATTGTTCAAGGCCAAACCGGTGAAGCTGGCATGCAAATACAGTGTGCCGTTCGCCGTCGCGGTTCCCGGCGCGTTGCCCATGGTCGCCTGGTCGGCGACGGCGATCGTGGCGATAGCGGCTGATCCGTTCGCGCCTCGCGTGACAGTCAACGCCGTGGTGCCGGTTCCGGCGGTCACGGTCATTACTTCGGTGCGGATCTGTACCGAGGTGTTGTTTGCCGGAGTGTAGGACGCGGCCGTGTTCAGGGTAGTGGCGGAACTGGAGCCGACAACACCGCCAGCCGCGACCGTGGTGGAAAATGGTTTGGTCGCGGAGTCGGATAGAAATACTTCCGCGATTGTTTGGGTAGATCCGGATGTGATGGTTCCAATGACCTGATAGGAGTCGTTGGTGGTGGTGGTGGTGGCAATCGACGACGTTCCCGTTACCCGGGCTTCGGACGCTTCACTGAATGGTGCGACATCAGTGGTGGCGGCGGTAAATGGGCCACCGGCAATTCCGCCAGTTCCCCATCCCATTTTACTTGGTTCGGTCGCGGCACCGGTCATACGCCCGGCGATCACTTCGCGCCCTTTTGATGTGACGACTACGGTGGTTGCCACTTTTTACCTTCCACTTGACAGTGCGCGACGGTTCGCGCGTCGAATCCGGCGTTCCGCCAAGGGTTGGCCGATGTGATTCCACCAAAATTGTCGGATAGGGTTCCGATACGAAGCGGAAACGACGCCGAGATTCACCATTTCGGCGGGTTCCGTATTTCCGCAACCTAAGCATGGCGTGTCCATGGTGCGGGACGATCCACACGATGAGCATCCACGGACGATGATGTGTCGGACTTCGGCGGATGCGATAGTCTCCGTGCTGGTGTCGCTCATATTATTATCCGTTCTGAGTGCTGTCCATCATGACCCCCTTCAGTCCCAGTACAGTGGTGACCATCCAGTTTTCAATCCCAACGAGTCGGCATTCCCATTGGCGCGTTCAAGCGAGCACGAACTTCCCAGTGGTCGCCGATCCAGATAGTTAATCGCATCTGAATGCTTAGTGAACTCGATTTGCGTAATTGGGTTAAATCCAAACCCGGGAATAGTGAGCACCCAGGCCGTTCCGTTTGACTTGATAGTGATCCGATCGCGCATTGAACAACCTCCCCATTATCCGATTTCCTTTGCGATCAGTGCTTTCACCCGGCGTGCGGTGAGCGGATAACCCTCTACCGTATCGTCAGACTCTAATGTGATTGGAACGTCAGATGCCGGATGTTCTGGTTCGACTGGCTCATTCGAAGTCATCGGGAAGAACCTTCAACGCTTCACGAAGTCGGGAACGATACCGCTGCTGCCAGCTTTCGCGAACCGGACGGCCAGGGCGTGTCGACTCCTCTTTGCCCTTACCTGGCGCACGAGTAGCGGATGTTGGCGGCACCCCTGGCGTGGACGGTACGCCATCAGCCACCGGACCGCCGGGGCCGGGCAATCCGGCGGCTACGGCCAAGGCGGGCGGCAATGCCTGCTTTTCGGGTTTCTCCAGCTCTAATGGCTCGTCGCGGTCGCCTGGTTCCGACGGTTCCAACGCGGTGCCTTTGAGTTTCGCGGCGACCCCGGCACGGGAGTAGGCGACCATGTCCCGCCACAGCACCAGATTCTGACGATCCACCAATACGGCGGTATCCCCACCGTCCACACCAGGTTCCCCAATGTCGGCGCGATAGCGGTCCAACGTCCAGGATCCATTCCGTAGACGAATATCCCGGATTTCCTCGATCGTTTTAGAGTCGCGCATGTCAACTTCGCCGAACTTCAAATGCCAGCCTTGGATCTTAAATCCACGTTGCACAATGTAGAAGTTCAGCTTCTCCAACACCAATTCCGCGATAGGCTGACAGGTGTTGACGATAAATGTTTTGCGCTGAGATTCCCCGGTCCCGCCCCCCAGGTTGCCAGATTCGATTACCCCGGCCTCAGCGGGCGGCACACCGTAAGTGGCGAGGATTTCGTCACGCTTTTGGTCAAGCGTGTGAAGATACTCCTCGATACGGTTTTGCTGCAATTCCTTGACAGCAGCGCCGCCTTTGGTCATAAGCGGGAACCCGATATTGCGTGGACCAATATTGCGCTGCATATACTGCGCAACCCACTTATTTGTCTCCGGCTGCGACTGTCCTTGCGGCATGTCCACATGCACGTTCGGGGGATTCCCCTTGCGGAATGTCTCTTTCAGAGACGCGGCAGTAAAAAGCCATGCCGTGACAGGCAGAAGCGCGGCCTGCGTGGGGGATACACCAAAGACGCCCGACCGGGGCGAGTCCAGGGAGATGTGAATAATTTCATTCGGCTTGAACTCGGCGCGTTGGCCGAATTCGGTAACCTGGACGTACCCGGTGATTTCGCCGTGTTCGTTCGCCAAGGGGAACGTGGATGGGCAATCCAGGCTGTACAGGGACACGGGGACGCCACCGAGCCACACTACCTCAATGTAAGCGTCACCGAACACCAGTAAATCAGAAATGATTCCCCGTAACAATTGACGCATATCTTCTTGCGGGTTGCAATATTTCAGGAGCCTCTCCAGGGCCAGCACATTATCCGGCTTGCCGGGGACTTCCTGATCCCCTTCCCCGGTGTCAGAATCCCAATCGGTCGTCAGTCCACCGGCGGTGATGGTACGAGCGATGGCGTTAGTGCATGCCCAGCTCCACGGGCACGCGAGGTACGACTCGTAGAGCTGTTGCATCATGGACCGACGGTCGGTCTGCGTCGCGGCTCCAACGCCCTGCGAGTATTCGTTTATTCCACCCTCGGGGATTCCGTACTCAAATCCAGCACGGGCGGGCGTCTTGGTGGGGTCAATTTCTTTAACAGCCTCGGTTACCACATTCTGCGATCCGAGAAGCCGTTGCCAGAAGCCCATGGCATATTCACCTCCGTCCCGTAATCGTCGTAGGTGTATGCGTCGTGATCCGGATTCGGGATATAGGCGAAATGTCCAAAAGGCTGGGCGACGGGGGCCGCATCCATTTTCGGCACGTCATCAAGGATTGTGAATTCCGCACCGGCGCCGATGGCCATTACCAGGTATCTCGCGCCGTCATACCAGTGGTCATCCGCGTCGGTGTCGACGTCTTCCGGTCGATGCGGGTCCCGGGGTAGTGAGCCCATTGTTTTTACGAACATGGGGCACGCGCCATCGATTACATGCAGTGACGGGCATGTTGACCAGCCCAGTTCGCGGTGAATCGGGCACGCCGGGGCCTCAGCCAGATAGGTGTGTATTCGCGCCTTACCGCCGAGTCGATCATTGTCCGCCTTGCTTAGGAACAATCCTTCGAGCGCCATTTGCGCCGACGGCGGCAGTCCGGACCCAGTCTTCCCCCACATGGCCGGATCGGCGGCGATGCACAGCAAATGCTGACCGCTGTTCGCTTCTAGAATCTGCCGAGCCTGCTCCCGTTCGGGTGTCTGGATCATTGTCAACTCGCGATACATCCACAGTCGACCGTCACCATCTTTCGCCGCCGCCAGATAGGCCGACGGCGCGGCCCATCCATAATCCATGCCACCATATCGCGTCCATGATTCGGGGATCGCGAACGGTGCGACCACGATTCGATCGCGTTTCCAGTCCGGGAAAGCGGCATCAGGCATAGCCGACCAGTCTCCATCTCGGATCCTGGCCCGCAAATCAGGGTCAGTGATTCCGGCGAGGGTTTTCTCGTAGTCGCCGACATACGGGTTGTCGGTAGCTTTGGCCGGAATGAACATGCGTCGCCGGCCGGCTTTGTCGATAACCGTTTTCGTGCCATGATCGGTGGCGTCGACATAAGCGGTCTTCACGACGTCATGCCCAATATGGCCAGGGTTCGACGCTGACCTCACCCCAAGGCATGGAACGTTAACAACACCGGACCTAACGCGTGTATACAAAAAATCGACGACACCAGGGGGCATCGTGGTGCGTTCGTCAATGATCAGGAGGTTAATCTCCGCCGATGACAGGGCGGCGGCTTCTTCCGCGTTCTTGGCGTGCTGAAAAGTGGCGATGGAGCCGCCGGGGAACCGTAGCTCATATTTTGAGCCGTTCCATCGCGCGCCAACAGCTTTGGCGTAGTTGTAACGCGCCAAGTTACGTAGCACGGACTGATTGAGCTGAGGGAATGTTTTACGGAACCAGAATACTTGAATGCCCGGGTAGCGGACGCAGGTTCGAATTGCCAGTGCGAGTAGGGCGGCGCTCTTGCCGCCACCGCCGGCACCACCGTATAATACATCAAGATTGTCATCGGGAAGGTTGAGAAACCGTTCCTGCGGGCACTGTCCACATAGTGACGGTAGGTCCGCTTCCGGAATGCCCGCCTGACGCGCGAGGACGCGCGGTTTGCATAGCGGCTCGAATCCAATCTTCTCGAAAACGTCTAGCTCGGGCGTTTCGAGGACATCAGCCAGCGACGAG